TTTTACAGGGTCATAACCCTCCGAGTTCTCTACTAAAAAGTCTAGTATTTTACGAGCACTCCATCCCATACGTTTTCTTATAAAGCTTTTTAAACTACCTTGACCACAGCCAGCAAAGCATATCCATACACCTTTATTAGTATTTATAGCTAATGAAGGTTTATCATCCTTATGAAAAGGACATTCTATATTAAACTGTTCTGCACCTAATGGTACATCTACACCAATCTTGTGTAAGATTTCAGTCCAGTCTATCATATCTTGTTTTTGTTGGTCTAATCCTGTATATGATGTCATCTTTTACTTGTCTATATCCCTCCGGAAATGTAGTTCCACATTTTATACATGAGGGGTCGTCTTTTATTATTCCTAATATTTTAACTTTTGCACTTCCGTCTGCTTTTAGTATAGGCACTCTCACTGTCAATCCAGTTTTAAGTTTACCATTAGCACTACATTTACCACACCTTAATTGTAAAAAAGTTTGGTCTTTATATTTATGCATTAGCTTGCTCAATGTGTCCATTGTTAACCCTCCATATAAATTCAAAGTCATTAAATGCTAAATCTCCATCTCTATATTTTTGAAATTGTATTTGTCTTTTATCTGATATAGGCATATCTAAATCATCTTTCATCATTGACATAGATACCGCCACATCTGATGCCCTAATCAATGCATCCCCAAACGCTACCTGACTAGGAGCAGGTGGCACATACATGTCAGCCGCATCTCTAGTAGCTTGAGTTGATGCCATTATCGCCGTATTAGTAGATAGTGCTAAGTTCTTTAGTCCATAAAACAATGAATGTGATTGCTCCCATGCAGCCTTGTTACTATCTTGAGATATTAAGTATACGCCATCTATTACTAATAAGTCAGGAGAGTATTTCCTAACTAAGTTATTTATACTAGGTAGAGATATACTATCCTCCCCACTAATATGGTCACATATTAATAGATTTTTAGAATCAGTCTCGGTTAGAAACCTTTTATATTCACTCTCATCTATTTCATTACCGTTTCGTATAGCAGAATGTGATAGATTAAAACCTCTCATATGACCTAGTATAACATCCATCCTTAGATTTATAGAAGCTCTAGTCATTTCTGTAGATACTAATAATGTCTTAAATCCTTTCTCTACTGCTATTGCTGCTATCTTACAACATAACCAAGTCTTACCTACAGTAGGTCTAGCATAAGCAGTAATTAAATCTCCCGGTTGCCATCCCATACCTGTTGAATTTATAACATTAAATGGTGTAGGTATACCTATCATGCCATCACCTAGTTCTCTTTTAGCATTCTTCTCTTTCCACTCTTCAAATCTATCCAACTCACCTGAATCATACTGAACTACATCAGCATCATGTAATATCTCTACATCATGTAAGCCATCCATAATTAATGATAAAGCTTTCTTCGGGTCTTCCCTCAGTATAGGCTTCTGTTCAGAGAAGGCAGAGATAATATTCCTGTACATTACATGTTTCTTAAATTCACCTAATGCATATTGAAAGTTTATGTCTTTTGCATCTTTTGATAACTGAGGAAACTTTTCTAATAATACTTCACACTTAGGAAACTCTTTGTATTCATCTAAATGCTCTTGAATAAATTTGTATGCTTCTCCATGATTAGCAAAGTCTTTTACAGGATGCGTAAAAGCTTTGTAATTGTTTGACTCACATAATCCAAATATGAGTCCCGACTCTATGAAATTAAAATTTTCCAACTATTCTCCTTCTTTATACTTATTTCTTAAAGATTTCTTGACTTTATATATCGAAGTATCAGTCAAATTATCTTGTATGCGTTCCATAGTATAATTTTTATACTTCATTGTCAAGAACTCTTTTTCACTTTTTTCTAAGCCTAAAGAATTTAAAAAATGGTCTAACCTAATTTCATCTATATGATTGTCTTCACTAGGTAATAAATCTTTTAATGTAAAATCATCGTTATCTGCGTGACCAGATGAGTTATTTCTATCCATACTGACTGTTTGTACCTTTTTAGTGGACTTTGTATGTAAAGTTCTTAAGGTATTTACCATTGCAGTGTGTAAATAAGTGTGAAATGACGCATTTTTATTTGGATTATACTTTTTTGCCGCCCTAATTACTGTTAATCTAAGCTCTTGGACTAAATCTTCCTTCTCCCACCCCTCAATGTAAGCATTTTGCAACATTTTATAGATTTTTGGCTCCCATTTTTCAATTAACTCATCGTTTATTTGCATTGTATCGTCTATATTCGGCATAACACTTGTATGAACAATAAATATTCTTTAATTTATTCTTTATCCTTACTTTTACTATAGTTTTTCTTCTATAAAAAGGTATTTTGCACCAAGAACATGTCAATCTCATGAATCTTGAATTAAAAGTACACTCTCCCTTATGTATTCTACCTTTATCAGTGGTTATTTCACCACACTCTTTACAGTATACCACCTTTTGGGGTTTTGGAACCTTAGTTTGTAGGTCATTTTGTTTTAAAATGTTATGAACATATACACGACTGACTCCTACTTTTCTACTAATTTCCGCTGAAGACATTAAAGGATACTTATTACGCAACCTTACTATCTTGTTTTTGGCTTTCATTAGAAATCATCTACTGATGCTTGCTCATGCTCATAGCCTTTTACTGCTGAAATTATTTCATTTTTCCACCGAGTTGATAATTCATTAGTAGTCAGGTCACTTGATTGAGCACCTACCCCTAAAATGTTTACCACAGCTGATTGCATTCTAGCCCATTGTGCGTCTGTAAATGATACTGTTACGTCTGGCATTATTTATTCTCCTTTAGTTTTTCTATTTCTTCTTTTAATTTTTTAATTTCCATTAATAATATTACTGATAATTTGTCGTAAGAAACACTTTCTGGTGTTTTATCATTATTATAATTTACTATTTCTGGTAATGTTTCTGCTACTTCTTCAGCTATTAATCCAATATCTTTCTTACCTTCCGTAGCCGATTTTTCATTCCATTCAAAGTCCACAGGTCTTAAGTCATATAATTTAGTTGAGTCTAAGACTGTATCAACTATGTTTGTTTTATATCTTCTAGACGATGATTTTTTATGCACTACATTTGAACCATCTACAACTAAGTCAGTACCTGAAGTTGTTCCTAAAGTATCCAACACTAATCCACCACTATAAAATCTAGCTCTTACACTTCCTCCTGTAGCAAAACCTATTTGGTTTGTAGTGTGTTGATACATACCTGTGTCTGTATCTCCATTAAATGTATAAGCCGGAGCACTTTGTCCGGGGGATGTACTAGCGTATATTAACCCAGAATACAAAGCCCAATAAGATAAATTGTCTTGACCTAAAACAGTCCCATCATTACCAATATCTGCGTCATAAACAGGGGAAACAAACGCAGTTTTATCCGCTTCAGCTGGACCTATACGAATAGGATGAGCATTAGATGTATTAAATCCACTACCACTTCCAGCTTCCTGTGTAGTAGCTAGTATAAAAGTTGATGGCACTCCCCCAGACCCTCCATCAAAAACTGTGCTATAAGAAACTGTTAGTCCTTCAAACGATATAGCTGCACCATTTGTGTGGGTTGCCGGAGTTGTACTATCATGACCACGAGTTACTGTTAGTGTATTTGAATTAACGGCAGTAATAAACATTTTTTCACTATCAATTATAATTGTATGACCCACTATAAATACACTTCCATCTGCTACATCAACATCTTCTTCGCTACTATCTAAATCTTCTGCTAAAGTCGTACCCGTAGCTTGAGTTTTATTACCTGCTGCAAATTGTAAAACAGAATTAACGGTTAAGTCGTTAGTATCTTCTGTTAGAGCTATACCCCTTTCATATATTACGGCTGTGCCACCCCCTCCAAATAGTCTTCCGGTCACAGCGTCAATAAATACTTGCTGGTCTCCTGTGCTATTAAAACCCCTAAGTCCTGAACTATTCAATATAAAACCAGCTTGGTCTGTGCCACTACCATCATTAACTGTAGCACTTGTTTTTATATTAGTTGCTAAAACTAAATCTGCCTCTAGTTTAGCTGCTGTAATTGCATTAGCTGCGATTTCACCTGCTGTAATTGTATTAGCTTTTATTTCACTCGCTGTTATAGATTTAGCAGAGATTGAATCTTTATCAAATTTATAGTTACTACCCGGTAACTCTATGTGATTTAACTGAAAAGATGCCTCCGCAGCAGAATGACTAGCCTTATGAGCTGTTCCTATTACTATTACCGTATCACCCTGATTTAAACTTGCAGAATTTCCTGAACCACCGCCTTTAGTTATTGCGTCATTTTTAAAGTCATCTTCATTTTGAAATATAAATTTTGTTTCAGACTCATCTGGTTTAAAAGAAATTATGACGTTTGTACTATCCGACATGGCTCCATTTAAACCGGTTGTGGCATGCTCACTATCACCAGCTACAATATCATATTTTTCACCATTCACTTCAAGTGTACCAGCACTATGTGAAACAGCCGTGTTTGTATTACTTCCACTGGTATTACCCGGACTAAACGTACCTGTAAAGGTAGGTCTTTGTAGTCCTAATGGTATCCCTTCAGCATAAGTTTCATCATCATATTCAACAGAGGTTGAAGAAACTTTTTCTCTTTCTCCAGCATTTAAAGCTTTAGGGTTACCTATATCACCCACAGTTTCAATATTAGTCATAAAACCTTTTTCACCTTCACTATACGATATGTTAGTAACTACATGAGTAAAAGGGCTAGAGTTAAGAGCTAAATTTTTAATTTGGACAGCGTGTCCTGCTCTTAATGGTATATAAGTTCTGTAATAATCGTTGGTAGAAAAGGTAGCTGAGTTAGTTAACGTAGCAGTTAAGCTATTATCTTCTGTCTTACTAATATACCCATACTCCTCCATAGTACCGCCTTGACCAGAAAGTTTATGTAAAACCATACCTGTTCTTATACCAGCAGTAGGAAAAGTATCTATATTAGCAGATGCCAAACCATCCGTTGTTGTAGAGTGTTGGTTAGCTATAGTGCTATCAGTTATAGTATTAGTAGATACAGAATTTACTTGCCCCTCTACGAAGTGATATGGATAACCACTTGCCATAGAAAACTTACCTCTTACTCTTCTAACATCTTTATGTGCGAAAGCAGCAGCGACTGCTCTTCTAACTGTTAATATATCTCCAGTATCTACACTAAAGTTTTTTACCATTTTTTGTTTAAATACTTGTTGAGGTCTAAATATATCGCTACCATTAGCACTAGTAGTGTCTGACAATGTAATTGTTCCTACCGTAGTACCACTTGCGTTTCTAATATGTAATTGCTCTCCAGCAGCTACACTATGTTTTATTGCTCCTGCATTGTTAGTACCGGTTAAAAGAGCAAATCCTGCTCCACCTGTATTACTTAAATATTGTAAGAATCCTATAGTATTACCGCCACTGGCTGCATCAAATACCCCACCGCCTTGTTGGTCAATAGTTTTACTAGTTTCAGTCCCACCTGTTCCTGTTCCACTAGGTTCATATAAATCTTGTATAGCATCACCATTAGTTATAGATTTATAATTAAATACTTCAAATTCTAAATCTTTAGAATAGCCGGAAACAGGGTCAACGAAACGAGCATTAAGATGCGTAACTCTTTCTCTAGCAATATCTTCAAATGAAAAAGAAGGTAACATTTTTAATGTTTGCCCTGTTTCAGTAATACTACTTCCAGTGCCGAATACCAAAGTTAACCCATCATCTGCAGGGTTAGATACTGTATAACTTGTGCCTGATTGAGCTGCCGCTGGCATACATCCAGCCGGGAAGTAATTAAAAAAGTTATCAGTTCCCTCTGTGCTAGTTGAAGTAGTTTTAAAATTAGTGTCTACATAAAAGTTGTAAGGTTTTAAACCACCTGTAATCGCTCCAGATGCTGTGGATTCAATTCCTGCTTCAAGCTCTCCTAACCTTTTAATAGCATTTAAAAAATTACCACCTGAGTTACCAAAATCTATATCCTTTGTAGCTTTTTTACCTAATGACCCTTGAAATCTATATGCTCCCGTATCATCACTATCAGTGGTATTTACTACTTCAATTGACCTATCACCAGTGCCTTGATTATAACTTCCAAAGTCTATCAACTTATCTACGTCATCTGAAATAAAATTACCTTGTAACTTTGTAGCATCATCATTTAAAAAGTCTCTCTTTAAAACATTTTGCTGTAATTCAATTAAACTATCATAAGCTGTAACAGTTACAGTGTAACCTCTTAAACTATTTTCCGGAGCCACATCTTCAACTTTACCTAAAAATAATATGGTTTTAGTAGCTTGGTCTGTAATTCTAATTTTCATTTTATTTTTAAGTACGGTGTCAAAATCACCAGTTTCAAAAATATTAGAAGATGAGGTTCTTGGATTAAATAAAGTAACTACAGCTGTTCTTGGTGTGTTTAATGAATCTTCTATTGTTAGAGTTAATATTCTAGATGTGCCGTCACTAGCTGCAAGGCTAACCCAAGCAGAGCCACTCCAATACTCTACTAACATCCTCGCTGCTCTAGGATTAGTTCCAACTGGCATTATGACTCCTGTCTATCTTTAGCTACAAATGATAATGAAAATGAATACCTATCTTCTGTACCCGGAGCTAAATCAAATCTGCATTGAGAAACAGCAACCTCGTATGTTGCATATGTTGTTCCTGCTTCTGTTTGCACTATTAATTGAAGTGGTGTGCTACCATCATCATACACACTATCTGTAACAAAGCTTTCGAGTTGTTTTTGTGTAGGCACATAATATGTCTGATGGTAAGGGTCCAAATCTGTTATAGCACTTCCACTACCATCGAAAAATCCTTTTGATGGACCAATAACTGTTTCTGGAGTGTCAGCTTGGTCTCTATCTATAGTGCCTGAAACTGTTATAGTGGGTCTAAACATTCCTAATTCTAATAATTCTGGGGAATTTTGCGGGAAAGGTATTTGTATAGGAGTTTTTGAAATGGATACTCCAAAAGAATCTGCTTTTAATGCATATCTTCTAACACCTGTTAGATTTGGAGACGCTGCTAATGTTGATGGAGAATCATCTGCATGAGCTTTAATATTAGTATTATTAACGCCTCTAGTTATTGTAGTGAATTGAGTTGTGCTTCCTTTTGATGTATATGATATTTCTTCCCCGTCTATGAATATACTACCTGAGCTTGGAAAAGCTGCATTACTTACTGTAGACACATTTATGTCATCACTACTATTACCATTAGCATCTGCAGATAAAGCCCCATTAAGTTCACAATGTTTAGCTTGATTTGTGAGTGAGCCTATATCTGTTAATAATATTGATAATGCCATTTTTAAATCCTCCTTAGACTATTTCACTGGTGTTGTTGCGTATGCTGCGTCTTGTTCAGCTCTACCAGCCATATCATAGAAAAAGCTTTCAATTTTTTGGTCAATCATAGGGGCTAACACTGTTTCATACCCTGCCACACCTCCTGCACCTGCAAGTAGAGAACCCCCTCCTGTAAAAGGGGCAGCCGCTCCTGCAGCAGTCATTATAGCTGAACTAACAGCGATACTTGTAAGAGCCTGTGTAACACCTATTGTTTTGTCTAAAGCATCACCTTCAGCACCAAGACCCATAATTACATCAAGCACTCTAAGTCCTGAACCAACACCGGGTAGTTTTTTGAGAAGGCTTTTACCCATTCCGGGAGCCCCTTTTAAAGATGCGAAGATGTTTCCTAATATACCGGGTGCATCCATAGCAGTAACTTCCCCCGGTAAATCTGGCGTTAATTTTTGTGCAAATTCACCTATCTTAGAAAAGATTTTCATTACAAATTCTACCACTGTTTTAATACCTGCTGATATTGCTTTTATAGGCTCAAAAAACTTCATTATAAACTTTAGTGCTCCTTTTAATAATGGGAATGTACTCATCAATATAGTATCTACAAATGCACCGACTATCTGAAATAAAGACCCAATAAAACCAGTAAAAATAGATGATTGTTTTAAAATAGCAGCTAAAGTAAGTTGAATCCCTACTTGTTGTTGCAGAGATTTTTTATTAGTTCTTCTGTTATCTTCTTTTTCCATGTCACCCTTTTTATCTTTAAGGGCGTCATCTTGACCACCACCAGTAGAAAGAGCGTCTTGCATTAAAAATCTATATATTGATTCAGCCATTAGTATAATCCTCTAGAACTTCTATTAAATTTAGGCGGAGACATACGAGCCGCAGTTTGTTCTTTTAATGTTGCCGCTTCTTTTTCTTTAATTGCTATTTTTGTTGCTAAAATCATAATATATTCACTATCAGTTAAATTTTTAATTTCAGAAAATGATAAACCCATCTCCATTAATGTGTTAACCATGGTCCAAAATTTATATAAAACCGCTTCCTCTGTACTGACCTGTACTCCCCTAAGAAAACGGTCTATCCTTTTTTTATTGAATCTATATCTAATTCTTCATTAGTAAATGCTTTAGGGACTATGGCTTCTAAAGCTTGTCCAAGTTTAGAGTCAATACTCATTAAAAAGGCATCTGTTGTTTTACCCCACGGAGCATCTGTAACTATTTCTTTTAATACTTCTTTGACGTACCTACTTCCATCAAAATTAGTCTCTCCACCACTACCGAATGACATACATTCAGCAACAAGTTGATTTTTCTTAAACCATGTTAAAGGTTTAATCTCAACTTTAAACTTGTCATCTCCTACC